GTGTAGGGTAGCGGTTGCTTTAAGCATGTTACTCTCTTGAGTTAGGACAGGAGCAACCTAAATTGCGTGACCAGCAGGTCGCTTGGAAACAGGTCGATGTTCTCTTTGACCACGCCCTCCCTACCAGAAAAGCAGAAGAACACATATACCGTTTCGGCATGGATGTGGCAGGCAACAAAGTCGCCCAACTTAACTTTCATCTCGGCGCGGATGCCGCCCATGCGCTTGAGGAACAACTCGCGGGCGCGGTCAGCCAACGGCGGCGGTCTATTCGGCTCCGCTGTCGCCGTGCCGTTCATGATTGCGTACATCTGATCTTTGGAGATGTTCTGCGCCTGCTGCGCCTGCTGCATCGCATTCGGTAGCTGCGCCGTCAGCATGTCTTCGTGGATGTTGACCATCTTCCACAGGTCGGGCGCTACGCCAAGCGCGCTCAGCGGTAGGTTGCTCGCCACCTCATTCACTCCCTTGAGTGAGCTTTGCTTCGATAAGCATTTTCGCCACGTGCTTGGAGCTAGGAGGGATGCTATAACGCCCACGGCCATTGTTAATCACCCACACCTTGCGCGGCTCCAGCTTGGCGCGCAGCTTATAGATCATTTGCCGGATCGAAGCGCGCACCACAGGTAGCTCTTCCTTGCCCACCCAGCCCTTGGTGGACAGCATGGCTTGAAGGAACTTGGCTTCCAGCGGCCCCAGCGTGAAGACGTGTATGAGCGTCTTCTCGTCGCAAGGGACACTGATGTCCGGTTCCTCAGTCACGAAGTTTAGCATCTCACTTACCCACCTCAGTGTTGCGCGAAAGACACGAAACTAACACAAGTGTCAACGGTTGTCAATACTCGTGTAGGTTGTATTTCACTCAACCTATGGTTTCCATTCCTCCATTTCACCGTAGTTGCGGCCCATCTTCACTTCGGCAGCGAGGGGGAGGGTCAGGCACCATTGCTCATTGCGCCGCATTTCCTCCAGCGCGATCTCAGCCAGCGGGATTGCATGCTCGTCAGGCACACAGTGAACGTTCTCGTCGTGGACGTTCAGCAGCACCCGCCCGTCGATGCCTAGCTCGCGCGCCCGCTGCTCAGTGCGCAGCCCGGCCTCCACCACATGCTGCCGGTCGAGCGCCTGCACCACGTTCTCTAAGAGCTTGGCTCCGTACAGCTTGCGCTTGAACTGCGCCTGCTGATACCAATAGTCGTTGTCCTCCAGCCGCAGGTTATCGTAGAACAGCCGCAAGCCGCTCGGCAAAATGATAGTTGTGCCTTCGACATGGCACGGCCCGACGCCCCAGCCATCGCCGTAGCCATTGACGATGGCGTGGATCAAATTACCCAAGTCCTGCCAGCAGCGCCAGATAGCGGTGTAGGTGGAGCGGTAGGTCTGCACCCACGTCTGGCAATCCTCTAGTGTGATCTCGATATCGATCTTCTGCTCACGCGCATCGTTGGTGATGGTGCGGTACAGCTTTGCCGCGCTCATGCCGAACCCAAGCCCAAGGATGCAGGTCTTGCCAACGAACCGTTGCTTCTTACTCACGCGGGTAACCAGCACCGAATAGATGATCGAGGCGAACGCCTTGTAGGTATCCCCGCCCTGCCGGAATATCTCCAGCAAGTCCTCCTGCCCCGCCAGCCACGCCACAATGCGGGCCTCGATCTGCGAGGCGTCCACAGCGACGATAGTGTAACCGGGCGGCGCTTCAATCGCCCTGCGTATCTCCTTGTTCTTGCGTGCCGACAAGTTCTGTAGGTTCAGCAGCCAGTCGCCACTGTAGCGATGCGTGTGCGCGCCGCCGTACTTGAGCGGCACCGGCAGCAAGGGTTCTTTCAGGAACCCATTGGTGCATAGCCCAATGTTGATCAGTCGGGTCGAGCGCGTCTCTTCGATGGTTGACTTGATCCCTAAGCGCGCCGCCACCAGCGCCTGCACCTCCTCGTCATCATGCACCAACAGGTCGGTGAACGCAAGGTCGGTCTTGGCGAACGCATAGGTCGTCTTGCCGGTAGTGGGCGATACCTTCAATGGCGGATCGACGCCGCGCTCCAGCAGCAGTTCAGCGAACTTGGGGTTGCTCATCAGCAGGCCGGGGTCGGTCAAGGTAACCCGCGAGAGTAAGTCCCGCTTGCGCTGCCGCACGTCGCGGCGGTAGTCGTCCAGTATCGGCATATTGACGTAGAACACGGGTTGGGTCGCCATCCTAATAACCCGGTCCATCACATACGCCTCTTGCGCCGGGAAGTCTTTGCGCAGCCGGAAGAATATCTCGCGGCACCCCTCCACGTCATTGAGCGCGTAGCCGGTGAAGCCCATCATCAGGCCGGGGTCAGCCTCCAAGTCCTTCCAGTGCTTGCCCTGCATCTGAAGGATGAAGTCCGTCTTCTCGGGTAAGCCCATGACCTTCAGCACGTTCTTCAGCGACAACCTGCCGTTGGGGATGCCATGCCAAATCGTCGCCCGCGCCATGCTGAGCGTACAGAACAGGACGGCGGGATGAATGTGGTAGTGGTACGCAAGGATGCACGCATCGAACAGGGCGTTGTGCGAGATGAAGGCGTACGGTTGCTTGATGCTGCGCAGGTAGCGAGCCACCTCGTCCTTCGGCAGGAGGAAGGGAGTTTCATGCTCGACCGCGATGGCGCAGCACAACGTCTCCCAGCGCGCGTTGAGGATGTACTCCACAGGGCTTAGATATTTTAGCGAGTACGTCTTGTCGTAATAGGTTTCAAAGTCGCCAAAGATGCGCAGCATATTACCCTCGTGAGTAAGCTAACCACAACACCCACAGCATCCCCGCCACGTTCGCCGCCATGAGTATAATGGCGAGGCGCATGAGGGTGCGTGGGGTCAATGCTTGGTTGGCCCCTTGGCGACGGACGGCTCACCAGTTGATCCATTAATGACTTCGACGCCAATCTCTACACCCTCAAGCTCGGCGGTTGTCCGCACCACGTTGGCGAGGTACTGCGCCTTACCTTCGTTGTCCAGCTTGGCCATGATGATGGCGCTGATCTTCACGGCGGCATGCACCATGTGGTTGAACGCCTTCTGGCTATGCTTGCGTTTGCCATACCTAAGCTCAAACGCATGGACGAACGCGCACGAGGGGCAAATCTCATGGTGTTTACGCTTTTTCATTTCATGCTCCGCAGGTTCGTTAGCGTGTGCTGGTGGTAGTCCTCAAGCTTCTCCATGCCGTAAGCCATCCCAGCCTTGTAACCTCTGACGTAGCCCACACCGTAGGCGACACAACCACAGATGAACAGCACCACGCCGAGAAGGAAGTACGGTGGGCTGAAATACTGCATCATCTTTCGCCCCTGAACATCTTGGCCACGCTCTTACTCACCGGGGTAACCACGTGGTCGTCCACGTACTCCACCAGCTTCAGGCGTTGGGCGATCTGCCCAAGTTGAAACTCCCACTTGTGCCGGTTCCAAAACCCACGGCAGCACGCATCCTTGGAGTGATGGCACACACGATAGCCGGAGAAGCCGCCATGTGGGTCGCGTACGCGCGCTTCCAACGCTTTCACGTTGAGCGGACTGTCGTCGCGATAGACACAGGTGGCGCATGCCTTACGTTGCACTCTCAACATGGATGCGTCTCCATACAATAATTTCCACGTAACCGCTACGCTCCCATACAGCATCGCGGTAGCCCATTGGCTCAATACAAAAGCGCCAGCTTTGGTCAGTCTCGACCACAAAGGTTTTAACCTCTACTTTGGGCCAGCCTCGGCAATGGCGCTCGGGGGCAAGTAGCGGTCGGTCAGTCTCCACGTGCCGTCCCCCATCCGTTCGACAACGCCCTTCACCTCTAGCTTCTGCAACCGCGAACCGACTGAGTTTGCGGAGAAGCCGCCCCTCTTAAGCAAGGGCTTAAAATCGGTCGCAGGCCGCGCCATACCATGCGCCAACGCTTCCAGTATGATCCGATTGATCCCCTTGGTCAAGTCCATTGGGATGGATGGCTCACGCTTGTATTGTTTGGGCTTAGCCTTGGGTGCATCCAAGTGCCTGACCAACTGCTGCGCCAGCACGCGCGTGGGCCGTGGCGTCGGCGTGGGTGGTGCTACTTCTTCCACCGTCACGTGGTCTATCGGCAGCAGCTTAGCCATCATAGCGAACAGCACCTCGGCCTCACCGACAAACCCAATCTTGTACTTGCTCACTGTTACTCTCCTGAGTTACTTCGCTCTCCGCTTGTACTTGCTCATCTGCACCACGTGCCGAACTGAGGTCTTGATCGGCAAGGGCATGGGCGGTATGAATTTGACCGCCTCGCCATTCGGCACGAAGCCAAGCTTGTAGCCCAGCGCCCGCGCAACCGCGTTGATAGTTGCGGCTTGCGGCTTCTTTGTCTTGCCGCCGAACCAAGCATAGAGCGTCGTAGTCGTGACGCCGGAATGCTCCTCGATCCACTTATAAGATGCGCCACTATCGCCCACCATCGTGCGCACTTCGTCAATGATCGGGTCTTTATCTTGAAAAGAATAGCTCTTGTAGGTGAACCCTGCCAACTTACTCTCCTGAGTTAGAGTCTGTGACGGCGGTTGCCCGTCTTGTAAGTGCTAAGCATGTCGCTGCCGTCCTGTCGCGTGATCGCCAGCTTCTCTTCAAACCAATCGGAGATGCACTCGTCCATGTGTTCAGCCAACCATGCCGGGGCTAGGTTGGTCGCCCGGTCGATGCTCAACGGTGCGCGGGTCAGACTGTCGTTGGACATTGCCGCTTCCAGCATCCGGTATTGTCCGAACAGGCGCTTGCCGGATTGACACACCCGGTTAAGCTCGATGCTCAGACGCGGGAAAGTCTTGGGTGACGTGCGTCGTTGGATGGCGCGCACCTCGCGCTCGATCTGCTCACGCTCCTGTTTGCGGGTCGGCAAAAACTCCATGTTGGCTAGGCTGAAGTCCAACATGATCTCGCGCAGCCACGGGAACAGGAAGCCCAGCACATGCGGATCAGGCACTGCGCCCTTGAACTTCTCCCACGTCTTGGTCAGCATCTCCCACTCACGCGCGACGTTGAGCGACATTGCCAACGCTTGCCCCAACGCACTCTCCTGAGTAACATCGAGATCGTACTTCGGCATTAGGAACACGGGATACTTTTCAGTCGGGTCCAGCCGCAACGATGCCATCAAGGGTTGCCTGTTGATGCTGATGGTGATGCGGCGGTTGAGCGACGATGACGGCAGGTACTTGCCTGCCTCTTTGAATGCCGCCACTACATGCGGCTCACCCACTAAGCCCTCATAGATTTCGTCGGTCGATAGGGTGACCGGCATGTGCCGAAGAACGAAGTCTGCGGCTGCGTTCAGTTTATTGTCGATCAGGGCGGTTAGGGCGGCATGCATCTTACTCTCTTGGGTTAGGGGGGAACAAGTATAAAGACGACGGTTTACGTAGTTTCACGGGGTTGGATACCCACCTGCCAAAGACCCGAACCACGTCTTGAAGGCTCCACGTTGCCCAGCAGTGAAGCACACTGGGTCGCTACCTAGCCGGTGCCGTCGCGCCCGCTGCCGACCAGAGTTCCTTGGCAGGAGCTATGGATTGTCTAGGATGGCTACGACCGCGTCGAACTGTTCGACGGACATAGCCTCCTTAATGACTTCAGCAATGGCCTCGGCGGTGAGTTCTTGCAACGCCTTGACAGCGATCTCCTTGGTCTGCTCTTCGGTCAACGCACCAAAGTCAATCTTGGTTGGCATCTTACTCTCCTGAGTTAGTCATCGGTAAATGCATCCATGCGGTGCATGTGAAGCTCGTCCTCAAGGCGTTTGATCCGCACTTCAAGGTCGCGCGCCGTTGGCGTCATGCCCTTGATCATTTTGACGCCATGCTCGATCTTGATCGCTTCGGTGCGCATGGTTTGGTCGTGTTGACCACGCAACGCCTTAAGCGCCTCGATCTTCTGTTCTAACGTCATGCCTTCCTCCGATCCGGCCACAGCGGACGTGGCAGCAGCACTGTATCGCCTAACCTTTTGCCGGGTTCGCCCACCTCCACGATTGGCTTCTGGTCGTCGCCCATCATCTCACTCGCCAGCCATGTGTTCACGCGAACGTGAGTGGAGATGGTGTAGGTCACCTCCTTGGCGACCATCAGCGCGCCTGCGAAGCATCCCGGCCCAGCCTTGATGTAGTGGATATCGTTCATCCGCTCCATCGGCAGCGCTAACAGGTTTACGTGCGCCTCGCGAATGATCGCCTCGGGAGTTAGAAACTGGCTGCGCTCGACTGCCCGCCCAAGCGCATGGTCTGGCACCTCCAGCGTCCACAAGCCGTCTGCGAGTTCACAGCGATGCGTGCCAGCAACAATGTAGTTCACGCATACGCAGTCCTGCGTCAACGAGGCGCGCTCGGCATCAGTCACGGTGTCACCAGCTTTGACGAACACGGAGTTGCGTGGCTTGAGGTACGACCAGATCGCCAGCGCCTTGTTCCTCTCCAGAGTAACACCCTCCAGAAACGCCGCCTTGCCCCATCCGGCATGCAGCTTATCGAACGCTTTGCGTCGGGTCGAGGTCGAGCCGCGCACCATGTCGGCCACGATCTGCACCCGATCAGGCTTACGGAACACCCGTTCAAACGCGTCGTAGTGTTCGCCCAGCCTTCGTTTCCAGTGCCGTAGCTTGCCGCGCGTTTCCGCATCGCCATACGTGATAGTTGTTTTCGCTGGCCACGATGGCATCGGGTCTTTAGTCTTGTCGTCCATCTTCCATCTCCGTGCAGTCAACGACAACCGCTCCGTGGCCGTCATCCTCACCCGGCTCATAGGTGAACTCTAGCAGACCAGTCTTGCGGAAGATGTCTTCCGCCTTGGCGGTAGCTAGCCCTACACTAGGCGCGTCGATGTGGATGCGGTAGTACTTCCACACCTCTTGACATATCTGCACGTCGTACTTAGGCATGCTTACTCTCCCAACAATTTGCGCTCGACATACTCGGTTATCTCGCACTCACCAAATATGCTACCATCGGTTAAGTCTGCCTCGTCACGTAAAGCATTCCGCACTATGTCGGCAGCGAGAAAGATCGGAGCGATGGGAGCAAACAACATTGTGCCAATGATTTGCACGGCCATCTTAGTGTTTGATATTGGTTTCTTATCCATGTTACTCTCCTGAGTTACCGACTTGCGGCGGGACGCGAACGATCTCACCCCACGGTGCGCCCGCATCCGTGATGCAGCCCCAGATCACTGGATACCTCGGAGCCGCATTGGGGAAGTCACCGTAAAGGTCTGTCAAGTAAACCAGAAGGTCAGGCTCCAGCCCCTCCTTAGCCACCCGCTCGAATGGCGCTACAAAGCTGGTGCCGCCGCCGCGCTTGAGCTTGCACTGGTAGAGATCGCTCACCCCATCCATCTCCGTCCACTCTTGAATGTCGGTATCGCATTGAACGAACACGAGGTTCTTCGGCTTGGCCTGCTCCAGCAGCGCCGTCGTCTCGGCCATGAACACCGCGAAGGTATCCTCGTCAATGGACCCAGACGTGTCCACCACGATCACGATGGTGTCGCAACCGAACGACGCGCGCCCCGGTGCGCCGATCCCGCGATAGATCAGTTGCGGCTCCAACCGATCCCATGTGTATCGATCATTGCCGATCTTGCGGCTCACCGCCAAGCGATAGAGATCGCGCCAATCCGCTTTTGGATTAAGGCGCTTAACGAACAGCCGCTCAAGGTTGGCGGGCAGTCTGCCCTGAAGCTTGGCGCTCTCCATCGCCGCGTTAACCGTCGTGTCCCACTCGGCTTGGCTGCGCTCGCTCATCGCCTTGTTGGGCTTCTTGCCGGAACCACCACCGGGCTTTAATACTTTGTCGAACGCTTTGCCACTGCCCTCGCCTTGCGTCGTGCCAGCCTTGGTCGTGCGCTTGCACGCATCATCCACCGGCTTACCGCCCGGTCCCGGTTGGTCGCTCTCTTGCTCACCTCGCTTGTCACCGGGCTTGCGACCTCGGCTCTTGTTGATCTTGTACAGCAGCCGGTAGGCGTCCAGCACCGCCATATCGCCATTGATAAGACCGGGCCAGTGCAGTCCGCCGTCAGGCATCTTGCCGATCTTGGCTTGAACCAGTTGATCGTTGATCACGTAGTCGGCAGCGATGTTCAACAACTCACCGTTAGCCGGGAGAACTAACCCATCGGAGTAACGTATCTCCTCGGCTTTCTGCAACATGTAGAACAGACCGGCATGGCCGTACATCGCGTGCGCGATCTCGTGGCAGGCGACGAACAGGCGCTCGTCCAGCGTCAGCTTGAAGAACCAGTCCATGTTGATGTAGAGGAACTTGTCGTCGGTCGCCGCCGTGTCCACTTGGTCGGTGAACCAAGCTTGCTCGCCGTCGCGATCCACCATCATCGCTAGCCAGATGTCGGCATAGGAGGGGACAGCCCACAGCATGCCAGCCTTGGTTTCGGCCCATAGCTGATTGCGGATGGCGTCGAGGCTCAGCTTCTTCCACCTGCCGCTGTCGCCAGCGACCGGGGACTTGAGATCGGTTTGAACGAGGGGCATTGTTACTCTCTTGGGTTAGAGACAAAGCAGAATTTATGGACGATATCGCTATCGTCGCAGCGCATAGCTTCAGTCATTGCGGTGTCGGGGTCAGTAGCAGTAACCTCAATGACTAAGATTACAACCCACTTCTGCGGTATGGGTTCGCGCTCAGTCGCCATCGTCACTCTCTTGAGTAACTACCTCAAACAGCGGGATATCCTGCTTGCCGGATCGCGTGGCCATGCTCACGCTGATGGTCGGCGCGTTCTTCGCCAGCATGACGGTCGGGCCGTACATGTTGCGCGCGGTCTGCGTCACCATATCGATGAACGCTTTCTTAAGCGCGTCATCGTTCACGTCGATATCCACGCTCAGTCTTGTCTCGAATACGCATCGCATCTGATCACCTCGTATGGAGCTTAGGGTTTCGGATAGTGTGACTTCAATCGCGAGACGCCGCAGTCGCATCGAACGGTGCTTGATCTCGAATAGCTTTGGCACGGTATCGATGGGCAGCAGGTGCTTGGGGACGCGCCGCGAGAGCGTACTCACTTATCCTCGACCTTGTAGCGGTTGAGTACCGCAATCAGCGCCGTCTTCTTGGCGCACCACTCGGCAAAGTGCGGCTCAAACGCCAGTTGATAGTTGCGTTGCACTGCCATACGGACGAACATAACCTGATGCTCTTCCGGCATGCGCGCCATGAACGCCAGCGCTTGCGCCGCATCCTTGGGCGTCACCCGCGCCGCGATCTTGTAGCTCAACAGCCGTTGCGCGTCGGGCTTACTCGGCAGAGTAACCGTCTTCGGGTTGGAGATGTACTCCTCGTAAGGCTTAAGCTCCTGACCCAGCCGTATCGTCTTGACCAGTTGCGCGCAGGCAGGCTTGCCAATGCCGCCGTTGATCTCTTCGATTGTGAGCGGGTCGGTCGGTATCTCGTTGGTGTCGAACGCGCTCATGAGGCTGCGCAGATGAATGTCCACCTGATGCAGGGTTCTGGGTGAACAGCGCGGGCGTTGATCCTCGGGTTGCGGCTCAAACAGAAGCTGCGGGTTTTCTTCCGCGAACTGGATCACTTCGGGCAGCACGTTGATGCTCCTGAAGTACTCGACCGTGCATTCCACGTCGTCGGTCACCTCCAGCGAGATGCGCCGCATGATCATGTGGTCAAGATCGCGCGTCGATCCTGAACGATTGGTCAGCCGGTTACCCGCGAACATCACCACCCAGCCGGGCGGCAGCTTGCGGTTGCCCAGCATCTTGCTGAGCGCGGCCTCGCCAACGATCTTCTTCTCGTCCAGCCCAAGCTTGTCGTACTCGTCAATGAGCAGGATGCCGCCGCTGAACTCATCGAGCGGCTCGCCGGTATCGTAGTCCTGATACCAATACGGCAGGGTGAACTTGGCAACATCCTGCCCCTTGGCGTCCTTGCTCGGGATCATAAACCCCATGCCGGTCATCAGGGTGAAGTTCGCGCCATTGATCAAGGCGAAGCCCCACTTGCCAGCGGGGTCAACGCGCTTCATGATCTTCTTGAAGCGACGAAAGATCGAGGTCTTGCCTCGACCGGGATCGGAGGTGATCAGATACGATGGCCCGCCATCCTCCAATGCACTGTAGTACATCGCAGGCAAGCGCGCTTCCAGTTGGTTGAGCTTCATGGGTACGTTACTCTCGTGGGTTAGGGGTTAAACACTAGAAAGTGCGCCCGCGTCAGGGCGCGAGCGGGGCGGCAAAGACGGGGGGCTTGTTTGTCTCTGCCGCCCCTAGACGGCTCACGCGGGGGTGCTAGAGCCGTCGTTAGTTTCATGCAAGTTTACATAATATCTCGTAGACCTCGCATGAATTTACGTAAAGCTTATGCGACCTTGCGTCCGCTGTCCTCAAAAGCGGGCTTCATGGTGCGCATGTAGCGAATGGTGTTCTCCCACGCGACGGCGATGGCGGCTTTGTCGCCGCTATCCGCCGCCGTCTCGTAGGCGGAAATGATCCTCAACCCGGCATGGGTGAGGTTCGCGTACTTGCGTGCGTAGTCGAGTGCGCGTGGATGCAAACCCTCGCCTTCAGCCCAGCGCACGGTGCGAGCGATCAAAGCATCGCGCGCCGTGTTGCCTATGTCGTTCATTCGTCGGTTACTCCCTTGGGTAATGCCACGCAGGATTGCATAGCATACGTGTCAACGCTTGTCAACACACTTATAGGTTGTACTCGCGTTACTCGCCTTCGTCGTGCTCGGGCGTGTCGGTTTTGTGATAGTTGGCGATGTGCCATCGCAGCCGATCCTCATCGCTGAGTGGGATGGCGCAGCAGCAAACCACGCTGTCGTCCAGCTTGCACGCTTCGCGCAGCGCGCCCTCGTGGTCGTCGGCCTCCACCTCAACGGTGAGCGTCACTTGCCATAGCATCTTATTTGTCCAATGCGTTCGGCACGCCGCACGCGGCGACAAACTTACCTTTGCTGAACTTGGGGTTGTCGGCAGCGAGCGCTTCAACCACTGCGATCACGCAGTCTTTCCACATGCCGTACGCTTCGCTGTGGTATGTGTAGTCCATATGCTTCATGTCGCCCGCGTACACTGGCTTCTTCGCTTTAAGCGCCAACGCCAGCGCGATGTAGTCTTTCTTGGTCATCGCTTCTTGCTCCACTTCAGAGTTGGGTACAGCTTGAGCGCTCCCGCGCGTGCAGCTTTCACGGTCGTCACGTGCATCCACAACTCGTCATAGATGCGGCCCGACTTGGTGAACTTGAGAGTGACGAGGTACACGCCCTTGCGCTGCCGCTCGACCGTGGCCGTCATCGGCATGTCGTCCGGTCGTCTAACCGGCATGCGATTGAAGATGTGCATTGGGGCGCGCATGGTACTCTCGTGGGTTAGAAGGAAAGTGGCAGACTATCTCCGGTCTGCCAGCGGCCTGTTTGTCGTACAGGTGGAACGCCCTTGTGCGGCTAGGGGAGCCAGCTTGTTAACGACGTTGCGTTGTCGCGCCTTCCGGCAATGAATGGTTGCAAACGCGCATTGCGCACGGAGCGCAAGTCTTGCGAGTGAACCGTTACTCTGTTGAGTGACTTGTCTACTTGCGGCAAGTAGATATGGGGCCGCTATGAAGAGGCGCGTACGCCGTCAACGTTTCATTTTAGCACGCGCGTTGTTGATAGTTGTGGTCACAAAAAGCGGCGGCACCAAGTTAATGATACCGCCGCCAAGCCCCGCGTCACTGGGGAGGGACGCGAGGTTACCTTTGTGGGTAAGAAGGCTAAGCCGCCTTCTTACCCTTGTTCGCCGCGCGCTCCTCGGCCTCGCGCCGCTTCTGCTCGGCCTCGGCCATCTCCTTGTCGAACGCGGCCTGCGCCTCGGGCGACGCATCGCCCAACGCCCGGTAGAGCGCGTCGATAGCGTCATCGAGGTTTTTGCTGACCAAGGGAGCGCGGTAGTTTTTGTCGCTGTGGCTACCCTTCTGCGCGCTAAGCGCCGCATCGAGCGCCTGCCGCACTTTTGTCGCCGCCGTGGTCGGACCCGACTCGGTGACATCGCGAGCGATATGCTTGTGCATCTGCTCGTCGGTCATCGGTTGCCCCGCGTACTTCTCGCGAAGCTGCTCGGTGACGATGGACCCCAACACCGTGTAGGTTGACCCTTTCATCACCGCCTTGGGATTAGCAGCCTTGGCGGTGAGGTGGACGCCAATGGCGCGTGAGACGATATCGACCGCCTCCTCCATGCCATTGCCCAACTTGATGAAAGTGCGCACCTTGCTCACCTGCTGAGTGAGCGACTCGGGGTCGCCGCCCACCTCGTCGTCGGGGATCAATCCGGCATCGGTGGTGGCGCGCTTGTCAGCCCGCGCCTTGAAGGTCTTGTACAACTCTTCCGCGTCCGACTCGCCAACCGTACGGTTGACAGCGGCCTCGGTGACCTCCTGCGCCAACTCGATCATGCTGGTTTTGCCAGCGCCGTACGCCTCGCCGATCTCGCCGATCTTGCTCATCAGCTTGCGGCGCTGCCGGTTTTTGGCGCGCTTCTCGTCGGCCTCGTTGACGTTGACGCCTGCGGCCTCCTGATCGGCCTCGGCTTGCGCCTGCTCACTCTCCTGAGTGACTTCGTTCTCGGGCGCAACCGCGTTCGGATCAGCAGCACTCCACTCCTGATCCACAACCGCTTCGGGATTGTTCTCGTCCTCGATCTCAACCTCGTTGCCGGTCGCCAATGCTTTCTTAACCATACGGAACACCTCATGCTTTCTGTGACTGTAAACGCTCGTCACCAGCGATCCATAACCAGATTGTTAATATCCGGCAGTGGGAAGAGTAAAGCATACGCGCGCACGCATGTCAAGCGGATATTGTTACACACGTTGACACACGTGTGGCGTGTTGATAGTTGTTGGTGCGCGCTGTGGTTGCTACGAGCCACCACCGGCATACTCATCGACAAGGCAGTCGTAGCAGAACGTTTCGTACGGCCCGTTGGTATTCATGCCGGGCTTGAACTCGGACTGACATAGCGCGGCATAGAGGTTAGACCATTGCCCACTATGGTAGTGGCACGCAAACCAATAGATCGCCTCCTCGATATCGAAGCGAATGTCCTCGCTGCCCGCGCATGTCTTGGCGAGGAAGTCAAACATCTCTTGATGCGTTGGATCACGCATAGTTACTCTCCTGAGTTAACTCACTACTGATAGCGCCCATTCGACTGCTCGTGCCGACGTGGACGCTATCAATGCTGAGTTACGCTCTTGCTGTCGCGCCAGTGTTTAGCTGGCGAGGTGCATGGTCGCCTCCTGTGTTGGCGCTGCACTCGTTGATTGATTTCAGAGCGCAGGTTGTTAGCGCGTCGGTCTATCGCGCGGCCCTTATACGAGATACGACAAGCGCTTGCAGTGCTGCCAGTCCACCGCCCATAGCTTGACGCGCCGGGCGTTGTGCGGCAGCGCATCGAGCTTCACATAGGCATAAGCAGCGATGCCAGTCTTGCCGCCGCGCTTGGAGGTGACGACGCCATAACGCGCGCCGCGCATCCACCAATCGTAGTGAACGGGTAACTCAATGCGGTCGCCAACGTTGATATGCATTGTGTGTTGTTCTCCTATTGTACGCGCCGTGCGGGAGATATATATCTCCCCGCCGGTGAGTGAATTACTCAGGTGAGTAAGTGAGTAGGAGTTGCGAGTGCGCGTGGTTACCGCGCTTCGATTGCCGCCGTGATCCGGCAGGAGAGAGTGGACGATAGGCGCGGCTGACGCACCACATGAAGGTGAGGCGACCGATCTTAACGAAGCGAAGTCCGCCTACCTTGCGATATGAGATGTTAAACGGTTGGGCCACCGATAATTCCTCTCCATGCTTTGAGTAAGTCTTGAACCAGTTGAGCAGCAGCGGCGCGCTGTGTTGGCGTGCCATGCTGCTCAGCCCACGCTTGAAGGCCATTGGCATTGGCGATCATGCGGTTGAGCAGCTTATATTGATAGTCTCTGCTGTAAGTCTTGTTCACACGACACTCCTATATCAATGGGTTAGCTAATTCAGTTAATGTAGTTCGTATGAACACTGAATTATAACCCATTGATATCGTTAGCTTTATGAATTACACAGGGCTATATTCATATTCATATTGGCGAAGTGTGGGCTATAGGTCACTCATGAGAGTAAAACGGCCCATAGTGCAAACTTTCTTTTTCAAAAAATTCTCTACAGGAGCCTTATTATTATTATGAATTATGAATTACACTATATAGTGTACTCAAACCTATGATAACACCCTGATTTTACTAACTTTTTCGCCCTGCCGGATATTCATAAGCGTCCGGGGGAAGAATAGCATGAATAAGGTTACTCACGTGAGTAACCCCCCAAAGCGCGCAAATTCACTTACTCACGTGAGTAAGCGCGTCTAACCACCGTTGGAGCGCATCGTAGCGCTCCAACTCTTGTTCTGTGCGGTCGTCCATCACTTGAAGCTCACGCGCCGCACCATGCGCGCACCCGACTTCACGAGCTTGCGCTTTGGCGCGTTCACGTCAATCGTCTGGACAATCCCGACGATACGATCTTTCGTCGGCGCGGCCATTGTGCGAAGCATCAAGGGCGCACCTTCAGCGCGACCCAGCGACCGCTCGTAGTTACGGGCAATCGTAAAGGCGCGCTGCTGTTGCTTGTAGTAGTTCATAGTTTTTCTCCTTAGCACGTCAAAGCTCACTCTCAAGATCACTCAAGATAGTAAGTTTTGACATGCTAAGGTCCGGGCATTATGGTTTAGCCCGGCCCAGCATGTCATTCTTCAGATGCCCGCGTGGTCGGACCCACGGCGATACATCCTACCCGACCATTCCTCGGGCGTTAGAGGGCGCGGAGGACATCGCACACCACACATGTGGCGTGATCACTGTCCGCGACCCCAATACCTAATTGGGTCTATCCACTAGCGCTCTCGATGTTGGGTAGCTAGCCGACAGCTTACTCTCGGGGGTAAGGGGTGGGGGGTGGCTACCCCATCTGGACCGGGGGGTGGCACCGGGGTGGGCGCTTTTAGGTGACCACGCAACATATTTGGTCCCCCATATAAACCTCCCTCAATCTGTAATATATTTGGTCCCCCAACCCCTTACCCACATCCACTATCCGTAATTTCCCAAAATCCGTAGAACTACCCATTGACAAGTATTCACCAAGTATCCGCAAGTACATTACCCAACCTGAGTAAGTCGTCAAAACTATTCAACCTCTTGACAGGAACAAACCACAATGCTATATGTTTTGCCCAGCGGACCCAAGCTCCTGCCACGTAGCGACGGTTCGCCTGTGGTGCAATAACGGCTGACGTACGACGATCACGGTATACCGGAGATCGTACTCGAAAGAGGTGAAAGCCAAAGACCACAGAAGCGCGCGAGTATGCCCCCGTTCCCAAGATGTCTGTCCCTTGGGGCGGGGGTTCTCGTGTTTCTTCTCCCTGCCGAATTAAGGGGTTCGGCGGCGGGAGTAGCGCTGGTATGGCGCAGGGAGAGCACGGGCGCATCAGCCCGTGATTACCCGCGTGAGTAAGGACCGTGAGTAGGGACGTGGCGCAATGAGAACCGGGAACACGAAGCAGTCGTGGGTGTACACCGCGCCCCCGACGATAGCACGGTTCATAGAAAGTGACGCTTTTGGGCGGTTAATCTGGGGCCCGGTCGGGTCTGGCAAGAGTACAGCTTGTATCGTAGAAACTGCCAGAAGGATGGCGCAACAGGCTCCCGGTGAAGATGGGTTACGCCATACCCGGTTCGCTATCATCCGCCAGAGCCTTAAAGACCTTAAGGGTACAATCCTCAAAGACATTAGGCAATGGTTCGGTCCTCTCGCGGATTGGAAGGTGTCTGAGTCTACTCTCTATCTTCGTTTTGGCGACGTAGACAGTGAATGGCCTTTTATCCCTCTCGATGAACCGGATGACATTAAACGCTTGCTCAGCTTACAGCTAACCGGCGCATTCATAAACGAGTGTATTGAAACCGACGTGGATATCTTGAGCGATATCGCGGGGCGCGTCGGCAGATACCCGAACAATGAGTATGGGGCGTGTACGTGGTCGGGCATCTGGATGGACACCAACGCGCCGATCATTCACACCCCGTGGGCGAAATTCATCGATGCGCCGCCGCCCGAGTGGCAGGTGTTCCACCAACCGGGGGGTCATACTGATGAAGCAGAAAATCTTGCGCACCTCAACCAGACTGCCGAGACGATGCTCCTCCCCGAGGATGACCCGAGGCGTATTGAGCAGGGTCGTGGTTACTATAATCGTCTTCTTAGCGTGGGTTCCCCTGACTACGTTCGCCGTTATGTTTGGTCGCAGTTTGGTCGCGATCCTTCTGGCGCTGCCGTCTTTGCCGAGAGTTTTAAGTACGACTACCACGTCAGCCCCACTCCTCTGGACCCTGTGTATAGCCGCATGCTTGTGGTTGGGCAGGATTTCGGGCGCTCTCCTTGGTCCCTCATCACGCAACTCGACCACTCTGGCCGTCTCTTGGTCCTAGAGGAGGTTCCCGGCAGGGGGCCTACGGGTGAAAATATAGGGTTGCAATTGCATGCGCGGCAAAATCTCATTCCAGTATTGCTACAACAGCGATACGCTGGCCGTCCATTTGTGCTTGTCGGAGACCCCACCGGAATGGCCCGAGACAGTCTGTTTGAACTCAATGCTTTCGATTTGCTTAAGTCCTGCGGACTGAACGCGGAGCCAGCGCCCACGAACGACCTTGACCCGCGCATACGAGGTGTGGAGAGCTTCTTCGGGCGCAACGTCGCGGGCGGTCCCGCCATCCTGATCGACGGCACAAGATGTCCAACGTTAGTCGCCGCACTCAACGGCCAGTACAAGTTCGCCGTCACTCCCGACGCATCTGGAGGGACGTTCCAAAAAACCGTACCGGAAAAGCTTCATCCGTGGTCCGACGTGGCGGACTGCCTGCAATATGTCTGTCTGGTCACCGGCAATCAGGGGGCTTACGCGTGGGTGTTGGGGCGGGTGGTGGATCGCTTACGCCCTCGACGCCCGACGCGGCGACCGATTTCTTCTCTAGCATGGACCTAGGCGCGCGAGGGAGCGCAACAAACCCCGGCTCAAGCCGGGGGTCGTTGTCCTCCGAGTAGATCGTCATCCGGTGTTCGACTTCTTCCCTACTCATCGTCGGGCTTCATTTCCGCCACTGGCAGAGGGGAGCCGTGTGCGTAGCGCTCGTAGTTGAGGCGAAACGCCAGCCCGTTCACCGCGCACGCCAGTGAGTGCGCCCATCCCGGCGTATACGACAGGATGCTCTCGGTCGCTCGCGCCCCATCCGAGTCAGGGTCGTCGCTGACCACCGCCACCGCCAAACCGAGTGCATGCACTCGGCCTTCTTTTGCATCGCGCAGGCACTCGCGCAGCAGGTTGATTATTTTCTGGTTTGGCTCCAACGCGCGGGGGATGGCTTTGAGTTTGGGCATCATAGGTCTTCCTTTTCCATATCTCTCCATATCGCGCTGATGCGCGGGCGGGAGTCCTCCACATCGCGCGTCGCGTACGCTGACGCGCCTACGCTATCGGGTAACTCACGCGAGTAAGTCTCACTCTCCCCCGGCCCCGTCTGCTCGATCAGCACCGTCTCGCGCCGCCCCTGCCCGAGGTTGATCTCCAGCTTGAAGAACTGGCCCCCGCCCGGTGGCAGCACGTCCGGGTTACCCAAATTGCCGATCCGGGCGACGATCTCCAACGCCTTCACCTTGGAGCTTAGCGGCTCTTTCGGATTGGTCATCTCCTGAAAGAAATGCGGCAGGGCCTGCTCGACGTTGACCGCCGCCTTCAAACGTATCCGCTTGTGGGTGTTGCTCGCTCCCTCCCACTCGCTGGTGGCTTGGTTGAGGATCAGTTTGAACGTGCGAGTTTCCGCCAGTTCGTTGTAGTCTTCGCGTGTAAACCCTAGTCGCTTGAACAGTTCATCCTCGTCCTCGACCCCCTTAGCGATGCCGGTCGCCAACTCGCGCAGCAGTTGTTCGTCGTGAATGGTCAGAGAAGACATTTTTTAATCACCCTCTTGACAGTGATATGACGACATGGTATACCTCCTATGTTCACGTGGCAAGTGATTAAGGATAGACGGGATGGCGGCGCTGCCGGGCGCACCGGCTTTGCGCGTCGTAGGGCGGGACGGCACAGCGCAAGCTCAACAGGTCATGGATGCGGCGCGGGCGCAAGCCTATGCGCCACCTGAGAACGCACCTCCGCAAGGTCTAGCCGGTTTCGTAACCGACCAATATACATTGATGCGTCGGCATCGCGACACCGTGGGGCGCGGTTGGTCGGATCGTCTATTAGCAGCGTTGCGCGCGTTCGATGGGGTGTACGAACCCAACATCATCGAAGAGATCAAACGCTTTGGCGGGAGTAATGTTTACGCCCGTACTATTGCGATGAAGTGCCGGGGAACCAGTTCCCTTCTTAGAGACGTGTATTTAGGCACCGACCGCCCGTGGGGTATAGAGCCTAGCCCCGACCCCGACGTTCCCGACGAGATCGTGCAGGCGATAGGCGAGCATATCTCGGGCGAAGTGACGCAGGCGGTGCAGGCGCATTTCCAAGCGGCGCAGGCCCAGCAAGCGCACGCGATAGGCACGGCAGCAGCGCATGCATACGGAGCCGCTACAGGGCAGCACCCATCGTTCGTGGATGCAAGCATCCCCTCACATCAAAGCGGCCCATCTCAAGGCATGCATACGGGTGCTATACCTCCGGGCATACCTCCACCTCCCGGTCAAGGTGCGGGTCTTCCTCCACCCCCGCCGCCCCCTCCGCTGCCCGATCCCTCCGCGATAAGGCAGCGCTACGAAGACATGATGGAGGATGCGCGCGACCTCGCTAAGCGCCACGCCTCCGACCAAGCAAAGGTGGCCGAAGACAAGTTGGAGGAAAAGCTGGCGCAGGGCGGGTTCTACACCGCCTTGGCTGAGTTTTTGGTTGACCTGCCGTTGTTCCCCTATGCGGTGATTAAAGGCCCCACCGTTCGTATTAAAACTCAGGTGAAGTGGTCGAAAGACGTAGCGCCGTGGTCGGGGACTCCCCAAATGCCCCCGCCGCCTCAAGCTCCACCCAACATGCAGGGGCCGCAAGGTAACTCACTTACACCCTCCCCGCTTACTCAGGGGAGTAACCTTCCCGGCACGCCTCCCCGAACTCCTCCCAAGCAACCCCAGATCGCCAAGCCCATCGTTCAAGACGTGCCGATGCTGTGCTGGGAGCGGGTATCGCCTTTCGACATTTATTGGACCCCCGGCGTTGCGGATATAGCCGATGCCAACGTTGTTCAGCGCTCGCGCCTCACACGTGCCGAAATTAACGACCTTCTCGATCTACCGGGCTTCATCACTGACGAAGTGCGGGCAGTGCTGGACGAGTACGGTAGAGGAGGGTTGGTCGATAACTGGGACCAGACCGACGCCGAGCGCGCCATCCTTGAAAGCCGCGAAGACCCAAGGTTCAATCAGTCGGGCTTGATCGCTTGCTTAGAGTTTCAGGGTAACGCTCAGGGAAGATATCTTCTCGATCTGGGCATGGACCCCACCCTCATTCCCGACCCGCTTAGAGACTACTTTATCAACGCGTGGCTGATTGGGCGGCACATCATTAAGGTCCAGCTTGCCCCCTCGCCGCGCAAGCGCCACCAATATTACGCCACCAGTTTCGAGAAGGTTCCGGGCAATCCTTGCGGCAATGGCCTGCCGGATTTGCTGGCGGATATTTCAAGTGTGATGAATGCGACCCTGCGGTCGCTGGTCAACAATCTCTCGATCTCCTCCGGTCCTCAAGCGGTCATCAACGATGATCGCTTGAGCGATGGCGAGGATGGCGAGCAGATGTACCCGTGGAAGCGCTGGCATGTCAAATCTGATCCGTTCGGGAACAACACCGAAAAAGCGGTCGAGTTCTTCTCGCCTGCTAGCAATTCTCAGGAGCTTCTTCAGGTCTATATGGCGTTCTCTGGTTTGGCTGACGAACACTCAGCGATCCCGAAGTTCATGACCGGCAACCCGCCTGCGGGCGGGCTGGGGCGCACTGCATCAGGGCTGAGCATGCTGATGCAGAACAGTTCCAAGATACTTCAGACTGTCGCTAGCAACATCGACCGGGACGTGATCGAGCCGGTGCTGATGAGCCTGTACGACATGGTGATGCTGACCGACGAGACGGGGATACTGACCGGCGAAGAAAAGGTGCGGGTGTTGGGTGTGCAAGTCGCGCAACAGCGCGAAACCCAACGCGCCCGTCAGCTTGAGTTCCTGCAACTGACTGGCAACCCCATCGACATGCAGATCATTGGACCGAAGGGCCGGGCGCAGGTGTTGCGCAATGTCGCTACCGAAATTGGGTTACCCGGCGAGAACATCGTGCCATCTGACGAAGAGATGGATGCGAAGGAAAAACAAGCACAAATGATGGCCCAACAGCAGGGGATGGTTGGGCATGCGATGGGGCCAAATGGACCGCCCGGACAAGGTGGACAGCCCGGCACACCGCAAGCAGGGCCTCCATCGGGCGGTGCGCCGGGCGGTGGTGGACCCCCTCAACCGCCGCCCGGTCAGCCGCAAGGGCAGACCCGTGATCAAGGGCCGAGGACAAACTTGGTCAACACCAATGCGGGCGGCGGTGCGCCCATAGCGGGAGGTCCACAATGAAGGACGAGCAGCTACGCCAGCAAGCCGAAGCGCGCCGCCCGCTGATCGAGCAATGGCCGGAAGCGATCCCGTCTGGCTACATCGCGTCAGATGACGCGGTTTTGTACCTCAGACAACGGTTTGGCAAGGCGCTGACCACGGAAAAACTGAACGCGTTTGAGAGCGGGCAATCAGGGCCGCGCCCGCTCAGAGTGGGCAAACTGATCTGTTACGCCTTCGATGAGGTCGATCTATGGGCCTACCGCATGCTGACCGGCGTGCCTGCGTCGTGGCGGGAGACGGAGGGCCGGGTCAGCATGGTGCCGCGACTGAAGTGGGAAGACTTGCCAGTGGAGGAACGGCGCTCGTTGCCGCCCCTCGTGGACGAGGACGAGGAGTAACCCAGATGCCAAGGATCAGAGGAATGAAGGGACCGGGCGCAGCAAAAATGGGCGGCGGCGGGCGTAAGCCGGGAGCGCCGCCGACGATGATGGCGGGTAAGCCTGCTGGCGGTCCCCCCGCTGGCATTGGCGCTGCCCCGCCGCCGCGTCCAATGCCGCCCAAGCCGCCGATGGGCGCGGGTGCGCCTCCTCCCATGCCGGGTGGCAGCGGCGGGGGTTTAGGTCCTCCGGGCGGCGGTGGCGGTATGGGCGGCTCAGGCGGGTTTCAAAAGGGTGGCCCCGCCAAGCGGTTTGAGAAGGGCGGTGCGGTCGGTATCGGTGGCGCGGACACCAAGCCGCGTGTCAAGGGTGGACGCGACCACGAGTAACGAACTCACGTGAGTAACTTTTTCCAGTATGACGACCTTCAACTGGAACTCGATCTAGGAGATAGGAACATGGGTAAAGAGATGAGCCGGTCGGAGAAGCCCGATTTTTTCGCCAAGGGCGGCACTGGCAAGATGTTTGAGAAAGGCACTGCGCACGAGGCGCTGTCGGGCGTATCGGGCAAGGCCAGCAATGGCGGCGCTTCGGGCGAGGTGGCTGACCGGATCGGCCCGGAGAAGGAAGCCTACACCGAAGGCGTGCGGATGGCTGAAGGTGGCGGCTCCAACGAGATGTTCGGCAAGGGCCACGCGGGTAAGAAGGTGCCGAATATCAGTGGAAAAGCCTCACAAGAGGGTTGACTTTTAACTCAATCCATGCGTGTAGCGTAGGTTCCTGATTTGGTCCCGTTCGTTCCCGTACTGTTCACGGGCAGAAACTTTTAGGGTGACGACATGACGATCCCGTACAATACGGACCACGGCACCCGTAACGCCGTGCTGGCGGAACTGGCGGCGGACGTGGTTGCCGCTGGCGGGACAGTGCAGGGCATTATCGCCTCCACTGCCGGGGAGACGCAGCCGAATTGGGTGCTGTTCCTCAATCGGATCATTGCCGGGGCGAATGGGGTTGGCGGCGGCGCGGCCATCCCGACTTATGTCAGTCTGGACTATAGCGCTTTTCAATCGGTAGTTAAGGCGGTTCAAGCTAAGCTCTCTACCCCGCCGCCCGCGCCGACCAACACGGTGCTGCCGGTGGCTTCGTTCACCAGCGGCACTGGCGCGTTGGGTTCTGTCGCTACTTCCACCAACGGCACGTGGACCGGCTCGCCCACGTTCACGTTCCAATGGCTGCGCAGCGGCGCGAACATCGCCGGGGCGACGGGGGTGAGTTATACTTTTGTCGCGGCGGACAGCGGCAACACCATCTCACGTCGAACCACCGGCACTAATGCGGGCGGCACGCTGTCAGTGGTGTCGAACACGCTGGATGCGACATGAACGTGGTGCTTAGAAATTTCCCCAAGCCGCCGCTGGCGGTGGTTCACGCGGACTGCGGTCTGAGTGAGCGCCGGGAGATCGTGGCGCGGATATGCGACCGGACCAACGAGATTTTGGAGTACTGCTTTGGGCTGGAAAGCTCCAAGGTGCTGGTTCCGGCGCAATCGAACATTGACGAGCGCATGCCCTTGTATTTCCTGCGTCCGTGTGTTGAGTATATCAATATGATCATCATGACGCAGGGTTTGGATGTTCCGTTGCTGGCGATGCCCGGCGACAACATGGACTACCATCGCTTCGTGCCGCTGACGCGGGAGATCGCGGAAGCGTTGAACGCGATCATTGAGGAACTGTGATGTACGTGGGGGACAAGATGGATATTGGGCAGGCGGTTCGACGGCTTCTGAGTGGCGGGCGCATCCGGCGCGCGGGGTGGAACGGCAAGGGGGTGTACCTCTTTCTTGTCCCCGGCTCCACGTTCACCGTTGAGGCCGACAGGCCGATGGGCAAGGCATGCCCCGAGTTGGTCGGCAAGGAGATCGACTACCATGCCCATGTGGACATGAAGACGGCACAGGGGTATGTGGTGCCGTGGCTTTGCTCGCAGGCCGACCTGCTGGCGGACGATTGGGAGAATGTGGATGGATAAGAAATCTGAGCAACGCAAAGATCACAAAGAATGCGGCGACACCGATATCGGGGTTCACGACTATGGCGCGGGCGGCAAGCGCGAGCAGTTAGCCGGGCTGTGGAGCATCCCCGGCAAGGAGGTGGTTGGGCTTGGCCCCGAGCGGATCATGACCAACTGCTACTGCAAGGAGGAGCCGGGCGAGAAGAAAGACAAGCCTGACCTGATGGATCAGATTATCGAGCATGGCCCGCCGCTCCTCAATACCTCAAAGCCTCATCGAGTGTTTTGATGCGGGTTACGACGTGAGCGAGGAGCGGGATGAATATATCAGGGCGACTTACTCACTGAGTAAGGTTAGCCCGGATGCGTGGGCGACGTTCATAGAAGCGTTCAAGATGTTTACGTTGTACGAGTACGAGCGGTCGTTATCGGCTCCTGCACATGAGGTGCAGATCAATATTGGGCAGAACAGGCGGATGCGGGATTTGCGGGACGACTTTATCCATATCGAAAATCTGGCGAACAAACTGAAGAAGTAAAATGGCGGACACGATCCAAGGGCATGAGGCAGTCGGTGGCGCAACCAAGCGGGGAGCGCCCGACCAAAGTGTGAAGGTTCCTGACGGGGTGCGCGCCGCGTCAGAGCGCGCCAACGCGCTGATTGCGCAAGCCAAGGAGGCGAAAGCCGCCAACGCTGCGTCTGGCGCGGATCAACCGATTGGCGCAACCGCCCGCCCTCCAGTGCCGAATAGTCCGCCGAGCGGCGTGATTATGGAGAATTTCGACCCGCACAATCCGCGCCCGCCCGAGCCGGGCGATCCGCGCCTGACCACGGTGCAGTCGCAGACTACGGCTCCCCCCGCGCCGACCCCGCCAACGCCCCAAACCCCAGAGGATTGGGAGCATCAGTTCCGGTCGCTGAAGGGGCGTTACGACCGCGAAGCCGAAGAGAAGCGCAGGCTGAACCAGCAGATCGTTGACATGCAGCGGCTGATTGCGCAGGTCGCCCCGCCGTCTCAGCAAGAGGGATCGGGGGTAAGGTTTAATGTCCAACCCCCGCCACCCGGCAGACGGGTGACGCAGAAAGAGATTGACGAGTTTGGTCAAGAGTTGATGGATGTGGTGGGGCGGCGCGCGGCAGAGGTGTACGAGCCTTTGCTGGCGCAAGTCGCTCAAGAGCTTCAACAGGTGAAGCGTCAGGTTGGCGGGGTGCAGAACACCGTCGTCTACGACGCTCGCGTGAAGATGTACGAAGACCTAGCAAAGGAGGTGCCGAACTGGGATGCGATAAATAATAGCCCACAGTTTGGCGCGTGGCTGGATCAGATTGATCCGATCTCGCGTCAGACGAGACGTAGCTTTTTGAATGCTGCTCACAACTCAAACCTGACGGGTCAGGTTGTGGACATTTTCAGAGGCTTCCTATCTGATGTGGCGGTACGACAACCTGCGAACGGCGCAGGTCAGCAACCGGGCAACGGGGCGGTTACTCACGTGGGTAACCCTACCACCCCGCAGGTTGACCTCATGCAATTCGCAGCACCGGGCCGAGCCAAGACGGGG